GGACTTGAAACACTCCTCATAGTGTCTACATGAGGGTTTCCCATTATGGGATAAATGTGTTAGTTTCAAGGTCAGCTTTCGTCAACATGTCAATGTGTTCGATTATTTCGTTCACTTCTTTGTTACTTCTATTGTAACAATGGTTGACAAAAAGTCTGTGTCTATCTTCAACAACAATTTTATCAGCTTATTGAGCTTCCATTTTGTAAAATTTAGAAGCATCATCATCAGTAAATGCCTTGTAGGCCTTAGATATACTAGATGGGATAATGTTGTCTTTGTATAAAGATAGAACTTTGTAGTAGTATGCTTTGATATCTGGGTACAATTCTAAGAAAACTCTATTACAATCTATTTGCTATTAGATGTAATGTCTTCTATCAGCATTAGTTACACATGACTTAGGACAATATGCTAATCCAAGGATTGCCCTTCCAGGTGCTCTAACTGCTACCATCTACTACTTACCATCAACCGTCAGTTCGAAGAAATTCTTTTGTAAGAACTTGGCTATATGGAGATCTTCTGTGATCTCAACTTTTGCTATTAGCCCAAGTTATGCATATTCGAACTCTAATTGTTTAACATTATATTTCCTGTCAGTTGCGAATATTGCATCATCTCCTAACATTAATACGGTTGATATTTGTCTTTATGGGAAACCTAACTCATCATGGTGATAAGATTTAAGAGACTATACTACTATCATATGTGTAAGGGTATTCTTTAAAGAAGTATCCCAGTCTCCTGATTTGTTCCCATATTTGGCTCTAAGAATTACTGAATTCTTATCTTTTCTCTTGCCAAAATTTAGATGCATGATAGACTTAGCTTAGTCTTCAATTGATTTCCATAATGCTATCAATTCCATCTCTTCGAGGTTATTACCTGGTAACCCTCGGAAAATTTCAAATGCCTCTTTATAGAATTCTAATACTGCTTCGAAGTGTTTCTATCCTTATGTGAAATCAAATCTACTAAAATCTGTGAGTATTATATTCTTGTATCCAGTCAAATGGTCTTGGACAAGTTGTCCTATCTCAATGTTGTTGAGACCAGAAGCATATATGACATCGTTCTTTTTCATTTATTCTTTGAACCATGGTGCCATGGCTTTACCAAACTATTGTTATAGTAAAGATATAGTGTCATCAGCAGACTTTGATACTAGTCTACAACTAAATTCCCCTACTGTGTTATCCTTGACTTTGCATTCTAAGTCGTCCTTTAGGAACACGTCTCTATGAAGGGAAACACCACTGTTGATCTTATCAACTACTTCTTGTGGTTTGTATTATTCTAGTGCCAATTTCATTCTTTTGTACACTCTTGGGTTCTTTGCCCGGTAGGAATTTACTACACCTTATCTTGTGATGAACTCGGACTCATGTTTGATGCCTTTTTCTATAATCACTTCCAAGGGTACTGTAGGCTCTGATCTAGTCTACATCATCCTATTTACTAGAGCATTGAGTGCTCCGAACCTAGATTTCGTCTTAGGATTTATCTTACCATAGTCATTGAATACAGGACCTAATCTTCTATGATTTGGTGGTTCCTTCTCGAACTCGTCGAGAGCTTTAAACTCCTTTTCAATATTCAGAAGATCTTCAGTAGTTGTAATTTCGTGTTCTACTATGTGTCCTTCTCTACGAATCTGTATCGAACTGTTGACTATTAGGTCAGGATCTATTCCTAGGTAGTTCGTTGGCTTGGTGGGATCGATCTTAGGCAAGAGAGCGTTAGCTTCTATTTGTTCGAAATATTGACGGTTAGTTACTATTTTACTACCGATTCTAAATTATTTCATTACCCATTTAATCGCCCGGGAAAATATTCCTATTTCTGAGCCATTTGCGAATTCATTCAATCTATCATCCATTTCTTCAATCTTTACATGATTTAACACGGATTAAGCAGATATTATTTCCACTATTAGGTTGAGATAATCAGAATCCTCTATATCAGGAATTCTGTGAATGAAGGATATTACCGCATGTTGATGTCTACCTAGTCTATCCAAAAAGACTTTTGTTGTAGGGGTAGTTCTATTGGTTATCAACATTGTGGGTAATACCATCGTTAGTTCGTGTCTAACTGCTGCTTACAGCTTCTTAGTATCTATATGCTCTGTGGGGTGATTTCTAATATAACCAGAAAAGATTATGTTAGCCAGAGCTTGAGGAATTGGAATCATCTCATCTTCATACTTAATAGAGAGACTCTATTTATTCTTGGGATTGGTAAATTCGATCTCGAATTTCCCATCCCTAAAATAGTCTCTATAGGTGACGCTCTAAGGTTTTGCCATTCCTACATGTACAAAACTGACGCCTACAGGGATCTTCTTTGAACCATCAAAGAAGTGTTCACGAACATACACTATAGTATGCTCACCAAAGTTTGACTTTAGATTTGAAGTGTACACTACACCTTTGGTAAAAAGGTGGTGAGTATCTTATGTTATGAACTTATCCTGTGATACAAAGTGCATTGGAGCATCTATGTATATTTGCCCTTTAGGCAGAGTAACATTGTAATTCTATTTCATCATAGAATGTAAGTAGTGAACAAATGGTTCGTACTACTATAACGAGTGGGTGTTTGTACAGTTGTCCGCTCCAGATCTTGATCCTATAAAGGAAAAATATGAAATGTCGCAGATTGTGTGTATACCACCATATCTTATTTGTTTCTTTTATCTGCACAGATTTTTGTCTTCGAAGGTAAATTATTCTAAATTAGATAGTTTAGTTTATGAAGGTTGCCCTTTGTTGTTAC